CCTAACCCTTGAAGAAAGAGGATATACAACACGCATATGGACTGCACGTTATCCGGAACTAAAAAACAACTATGGAGATAGGTTAGCTCCCAAGTTAGCTCAGAGGCTTGCAGAAGAGCTTGTAAAGCCGAAAGATCCTGTTGACCCTGATAGGTTCTCTTCAATAGATCTGATGGAACGTGAGGCCTCCTACGGGCGTTCTGGGTTCTCTTTACAGTTTATGCTTGATACATCTCTATCAGACCAGGATAGATACCCTCTCAAGCTATCAGACCTCATAATCTCATCTGTTAACCCAGATCATGCACCGGAAAAGATAATCTGGTCATCTTCTCCTGAGTATGTCATCAAAGAATTACCATGCGTAGGCTTTAATGGTGACCACTTCTACAGACCTGCCCAACAATTCGGTGATTGGATTGAATATACAGGCTCTGTAATGTTCGTTGACCCCTCCGGTAAGGGACGAGATGCCACTGGTTACGCTGTTGTAAAGATGCTGAACGGTAATCTATATGTTCCTGATGCTGGTGGTCTTAACGGTGGCTATTCTGACGCTGTTTTAACAACTCTTGCCAAGATAGCCAAGACCAATAAGGTAAATACAATTCTTGTTGAATCAAATATGGGTGGTGGTATGTTTGCTGAACTCCTAAAACCCTTCCTTATGCGTTACCACCCCTGTGAAGTACAGGATGTACGCAACACAAAGACCAAAGAATTACGCATCATAGATACCCTAGAACCTGTATTGAACTCTCACAGGCTCATAATCGACCGTAAGGTGGTGGAAAAAGACTATAGATCTAACCCTAATGAAGCACCAGAAAGAAAATTAAAACTACAACTCTTCTATCAGATGTCCCGTATAACAAAACATAGGGGTTCTCTTGTACACGATGACATCCTTGATGCTCTATCAGGTGCTGTTGCCTACTGGACAGACTATATGAACCAGGATGAAGACCGTAATATGAGATCTCGTAAAGATGAATTACTAAGAGTACACCTGGACAACTGGGGTTCTCTTATGAACAATTCCATTACACAGACTGCTATGGGTATGACCCCTTCACAGATAAATAATTCTAATACCTCTAATGATGGTTTTATAAGTAATTCTTATTAGGTC